ATAGGTGAACCTATGAGTTATGTCTCATTTGATTATATCAAAAAAGAATGAAGTATATTTACAGGTTAAGGCAGAACCTCATGTATACTATGAATTATCAGACCAGTTTACCTTTGAGGTTCCTGGTGCAAAGTTTATGTCCTCGTATCGTAGTAAATACTGGGATGGAAAGATAAGATTATTTAATACCCAAACCGGAGAGATATACGTTGGGTTATTAGATAAGGTTACAAAATTTTGTGATGACCATGGATATACTTATGAGTTTGCAGATAATAAGTATTATGGTCTTCCTTTTGAGACGAATAACTTTATCTCAAAGGAAGGTGTAAAAGACTATATGAATGCTATTTGTAAATATTCCCCGAGAGATTACCAAGTTGAGGGAGTATACGACGCCTTAAAACATAATAGAAAGTTGCTGATATCCCCAACTGCTTCTGGAAAGTCTCTGATGATATATTCGATTGTGAGATATTACGTTGAGAAAGGACAAAATACTCTGATAGTTGTTCCCACGACTTCCTTAGTAGAACAGATGTATAAAGATTTTGCAGACTATGGTTGGGATGTAGGTTCATATTGTCACAAGATCTATGCAGGGAAGGAAAGAGAAACAGATTCTCAAGTCATTATTACTACCTGGCAGTCTATTTACAAACTCCCCCGTAAATATTTTGAACGATTTAACGTAGTTGTTGGGGATGAGGCACACCAGTTTAAATCAAAGTCATTAATATCTATAATGACGAAACTTGCTGATGCAAAATATCGTTTTGGTTTTACCGGAACACTTGATGGGACACAGACTCATAAATGGGTTCTTGAGGGATTGTTTGGTGCTTCGTACAAAATCATTCGTACCGAAGAATTGATGGCGAAGGGTCATGTTGCTAAACTGGATATCAATGTACTTCTACTGAAGCATCCAGCACATAAGTTTGAAAACTTTGAAGAAGAAGTTCAGTATATTATCAATCATGATCGTAGAAACAAGTTCATAAGAAATCTTGCACTAGATCTCAAAGGAAATACTTTAGTTCTTTTTGCAAGAGTTGAGGGTCATGGTCAACCTTTATTTGATTTAATAAATAATTGTAAGATTGATGAACGTCAAGTCTTTTTCGTTCATGGTGGAGTGGATACTAAAGATAGAGAATTGGTAAGGGAGATTACTGAAAAGGAAAATAATGCAATTATTATTGCTTCATACGGAACTTTCAGTACAGGTATTAATATTAAAAACCTCCACAATGTTATTTTTGCTTCTCCATCCAAATCTAGAATTCGGAATCTCCAGTCTATTGGAAGGGTGCTTAGGAAAGGCAATAACAAGACAAAGGCAACTCTCTATGACATTGCTGACGACATATCCTACAAATCCAGGAGAAACTATACACTTAATCATTTAATAGAAAGAATTAAAGTTTATAACGAAGAAAATTTCAATTACGACATAGTAAACATACCGATAAAAAACTAATGGGAGATGAATTTTACGCAATCATAAAACTAATATCAGGAGAAGAAGTTTTATCATTAGTGTCCATTGATGAAAATGATGGAGATCCTTTGATTGTAATGCAGAATCCGATTACAATGAAAATATTACATTCTTCTCACGGAATTCATATCAAAGTAAGATCATGGATGGAAATGGCATCTGATGATTTTTTTATTATAAAACCTGATAGATTGATTACAATAACAGAAACTAAAGATCAAAGATTAATAGAAATATATAATAATTATATTGAAGATGATGACAGTATCAATACTTTCCATAATCCAATGGAAACTAGTAATCAAAAAAAATCTGGTGAAGTAAAACCATCTCAAAAGATGGGTTATATTATGACAGTAGAAGATGCTCGTAAACAACTAGAAGATCTTTATAAACTTAAAGGTAATAAAGAAAGCTAAAGTTGTTTCTCAAACCTAACAAAGGTATTCTACTTATAATTCACTATGTTGTCAAGCCTTAAAAGTATGGTATAATATTAACAACTTATATTATAAAGAGTAATGAATTATGCCCAAAAAGAAATCAGAACATTATGTAAACAATAAAGAGTTGCTAGATGCAATGATCAACTATCGTGCCAGGGTAGAAGTATCATACAAAAAGACTTTCAATAAAGACCTCACTGAACTACCAAAACAAGAAAGAGGAAAAAGGTGGGAAGGAAAACCACCAATTCCAAATTATCTTGGTGAGTGTTTTTTGAAGATTGCAACACATCTCTCATACAAACCTAATTTTGTCAATTATATGTTCCGTGAGGATATGATTTCTGACGGCATTGAGAATTGCGTTCAATATATTCATAATTTCGATCCAGAGAAGTCTAAGAATCCTTTTGCATACTTCACTCAGATCATTCATTATGCCTTCCTGAGACGCATTCAGAAGGAGAAGAAGCAACTGGACATCAAAACCAAGATCATTGAGAAGACCGGATTTGATGAGGTTATGATGGTTGACGATAGCTTGCTTTCTGGGCATAGTTCAGACTATAATACCATCAAGGATAATATTCAGTATCGTAATCGATGAAAGTTGCCATCATCACGGACACTCACTACGGTGCCCGTAAAGGTTCTAAGTACCTCCATGACTATTTTGAGAAGTTCTATGATGATGTCTTCTTTCCCACCTTAGAGGCAGAAGGAATTGATACTGTTATTCATATGGGTGATGCTTTTGATAGTCGCAAGTCAATTGACTATCAGAGTTTGGAATGGGCAAAACGTGTAGTATTCGACAGACTTAAAAAATATAATGTTCATATGATCGTGGGAAACCATGATTGTTATTACAAGAATACCAATAATGTAAACTCTCCAGAACTTCTTCTGCAGACTTATAGAAATATTAAAACCTACAGTAAGATAACAGAAGTTATCATAGGTAAGTTAAAGGTATTGTTTATTCCTTGGATCAATGCAGAAAACTTTGAGGATACTGTCAAGGTTGTCAAAGATACTGATAGCATATGTGCGATGGGGCACCTTGAGCTCAACGGATTCAGAGCGCATCGTGGACACGTCATGGAAGATGGTATGGCGTGCGACGTATTTGAGAAGTTCGACAAAGTGTTTTCAGGACACTACCATACACGGTCAGACAACGGAAAAATCTTCTATCTAGGAAATCCTTATGAGATGTTTTGGAATGATGTAAATGATACAAGAGGATTTCATATCTTTGATACGGATACCCTCACTCATACTCCAATTAACAATCCTTATAAATTATTTTATAATATCTACTATGAGGATACCAATCACAAACTCTTCAATGCAACTGAATATGAAAACAAAATTGTAAAAGTAATTGTTCGTAAAAAGTCAAAACCAAAAGATTTTGAGAAGTTCATTGATAAATTGTATTCTGTAGGAGTTCAAGATCTTAAAATTATCGAAAACTTTGAGATTCAAGAATCGGAAGAATTTGAGATTGATGAAGAAGAAAATACACTTTCAATTCTAAATCGTTATATTGACGAGTCTGAGTTTGAACTTGATAAAAATGTAATTAAAAATATCTTTCAGGATTTATATAAACAAGTTTGCGAAGTGGAGTAAATGTATCTTTTAACTCTTAGGGACAGTAAAGATGAAGGTGCTTATGCCGTTCAGGATAGACATGGACATAAAGTTCTGTTCTTATTTGAAGATGAAGATGATGCAGAGAGATATGCTATGATGCTAAAAGACCAAGAGGATGCTACGATGGACGTAGTGGAAGTTGATGACGAACTTGCAATAAAGACGTGTAAGCATTATAATTACAAATATGCAGTAATAACCCCTAACGACATTGTAATTCCGCCAAAGAATGATAACCTTCAAAAAGATTAGATATAAAAACTTTTTATCAACTGGTAATCAGTTTACAGAAATTGATTTTCAACAACATCATACCAATTTGATTATCGGAACAAATGGTGCAGGTAAGTCCACTATGTTGGACGCATTGACTTTTGTATTGTTCAATAAACCATTCCGTAGAATTAATAAACCACAGTTGATGAATACTACTAATGAACGTGAATGTGTAGTGGAGATTGAGTTCTCTGTGAACAGTCGTGACTATTTGGTTCGTCGTGGAATCAAACCAAATATCTTTGATATTGAGGTGAATGGCAATCCACTCCATAAGGAAGCAGATGATCGTGCCAATCAACGTATTCTTGAGGAGAGTATTCTTAAGGTAAATTATAAATCATTTACTCAGATTGTGATTTTGGGTAGTAGTACCTTTGTTCCTTTTATGCAACTTACCACCACTAATCGTCGTGAGGTAATTGAGGACTTGTTGGATATTCGTATCTTCTCTGCGATGAATGGTCTCATTAAGGATAATATTCGCACTAAGAAAGAACAGATTAAATCTTTGGATCTTAAGAAAGAAACTCTTAAGGATAAGATGAAGATGCAGCAAGAGTTTATTGATGAACTTGAAAGTCGTGGTAATGCGAATATAAAATCCAATAATGATAAAATTGATAAGTTAGATGGTGAAGTTGAAGTTTATATGAAAGATAATGCTGTTATAGAAGAAGGCATTCATAAATTCACAAAAGAACAGAAAGAAGTTATTGGTTCTCGTGAGAAGTTATCAAAACTAAACAATCTTAAAGGTAAAATCTCTCAAAAGGTTGCGACCATTACCAAAGAGCATAAGTTCTTCACAGAAAATACGGTCTGCCCTACCTGCACACAAGACATAGAAGAAGAGTTTCGTGTAAATAGAATTGAAGATGTTCAGAATAAAGCAAAAGAACTTAAGGAAGGTTATGAAGAACTTGAGAACACTATTAAGTTTGAGCAAGAGAGAGAACATCAATTCAATTCCCTATCTAAGGAGATTACAAAGTTAACGCATGGCATTTCTCAAAACAATACTCGGATTTCCCTCAACCAGAGACAAATCAGAGATCTTGAACATGAAATTCAAACTATTACCAGTAACCTACAAAACAGAAATACTGAAAATGAGAAATTAGAGCAGTTTAAAGACAATCTCCAAAATACAATTGAATATCTTTCAGACAAAAAACAAGAAATCGTTCATTACGATTTTGCCTATTCCCTTCTTCGGGACGATGGTGTAAAAACAAAAATCATCAAGAAGTATCTTCCATTCATCAATCAGCAGGTTAATCGTTATCTTCAAATGATGGACTTCTACATCAACTTCAAACTTGATGAGGAGTTCGGTGAAACCATTGAGTCACCTATTCACGAAAACTTTTCTTATAGTTCTTTTAGTGAAGGTGAAAAGATGAGAATTGATCTAGCATTACTTTTTACATGGAGGGAAGTTGCTAGACTCAAAAATTCTGTAAACACCAACTTGCTGATTATGGATGAAGTATTTGATTCTTCACTCGATGGATTTGGAACCGAAGAATTTCTTAAGATTATTCGGTATGTAATTAAGGATGCTAATATCTTTGTAATCTCTCATAAGTCAGACTTGCATGACAAATTTGAAAGTGTCCTCAAGTTTGATAAAATCAAAGGATTCTCGTGTATGGTATCATGACTAAAATTAATTGGAGAGAAGAGTACAAAAAGTACACCAACGACCCAAGAGATCTTAAAAGATTGGATGAGGGTGCTAGAAGTCTGGCACAGTCATGGCACTTACAATCCATGTATAATAAGTGGAAACGTATTAAGGGAATTTCCGATGAACACCCCTAATTGGCAACATAACTCAGGTAAAAAGCAGAAACGAACTCTCAAACCACAAGCAATGAGGGCACGTAAAGAAGCACTCAGACAATTCAAGAATCGTCACACGAACCCGCACAAGAGGCGGGTTTCGTCGTATTATGAGTCCATACGAACGGAACATTATGGCAGTTTCACACGAGATCAAATCACAACTTGCTAAACTCCTGGCAACTGAAGATCTTGTTGTAGAGCACAAGAAAGTTGAAACTGCCTGCTTTAACGTTCATACTCGTGTGTTGACTCTTCCCATGTGGGAGAAAGCAGGTAATGAAGTTTATGATATGTTGGTCGCACATGAGGTGGGTCATGCACTGTATACACCCGACCGCAACTGGTTGAAAGAAACGAGAATTCCTCCACAGTTCGTAAACATTGTGGAGGATGTTCGTATTGAGAAGTTGATGAAACGTCGTTATCCTGGTCTTCCCAAGACCTTCTATGCTGGATACCAGGTTCTTGCCGAGGAAGATTTCTTTGGTGTTGAGTGTGATGATGTTACCAAGATGAACCTTGCAGATCGTGTGAATCTGTATTTCAAGATTGGTAACTTTATTGATGTTCCTTTTGGTGAAGACCTTGAGATGCCCATCCTTCGTATGATTGAGGGTTGTGAAGATTTTGATGATGTTCTTTTGGCAGCAAAGGCACTGTATACTTATTGCCAAAATCAACTGAATACTGACACAAAGACTGAAATGGATTCTCTGGAATCTCAGTCTGGCAGTCCAGATCCTTCACAAAATCAGCAAGGACTTGAGCAAGGAGATATTGATACCACCGACGATGGTGAATCTTTTACGGCAGAGTCTGGAGAAACCACTGAAATTGAAGAAGGAGGACCATGTGGTGGCACTAGCAACGATGTAGAAATCAAAACTGCAGAAGCACTGGAACAGGCAATCAAAGATCTTGCTTCTACGGACGGATATGAGAATGTCTATGTAGAATTGCCGAATCTTAATCTTAAGAAAATTATTGTTCCTAACTCCACAATTCACCAAGAGTGTCGTGAAATCTGGGATGACTATCAATACCAAGAAGCATTTGATGATGTTGATGCTGAGTTTGCAAAGTTTAAAAAATCAGCACAAAAGGAGGTGAACTACCTTGTCAAAGAATTCGAATGCCGTAAGTCTGCAGACTCTTATGCTCGTGCTACTACTAGTCGGACTGGAGTTCTCGATACATCTAAGTTACATACTTATCGACACAATGAAGATCTGTTCAAGAAAGTAACAACTCTTGCTGATGGTAAGAATCATGGACTAGTTTTTGTTCTTGACTGGTCAGGATCTATGCAGGATGTTTTGATCGATACTATCAAACAAATGTGCAATCTTGTTTGGTTTTGTAAGAAGGTTGGTATTCCTTTCGATGTTTATGCATTCACTAATGAATATCCTTTGTATACCTATAAAGAAGATGGTTCTAGGAATATAAAGGACCTTTCATATGAAAAGAGGGATGGTGTGTTTTACATCAATGAGTGGTTCTCTATGATGAATTTCCTGACCCATAAAGTCAGCACCAAAGAACTGGAAACCCAGATGAAGCATTTGTTCCGTCTGGCATATTATTTTGATCGTACTACTCGTTCTCATTACAATATTCCTCCCACTATGGGTCTTTCTGGCACACCCTTGAATGAGACTATGATTTCTCTGCATCAAATTCTTCCCAAGTTTAAGAAGGAAAATAAAGTTCAGAAAGTTCAGTGTGTTGTTTTGACTGATGGTGAGGGATATCCCCCCAAGTTTCATCGTGAGATCCAACGTCACTGGGAGCACGAACCTTTCATTGGCACGGGTTCTATCGGAAATAACTGTTTCCTTCGTAATCGCAAAACAGGTCACACTTATTCTATGGATGTTCATTGGAATAAGATGACTGATGTATTTTTGGAAGATCTGAAAACAACTTTCAAAGATGTAAACTTCATTGGCATTCGTGTTCTTGCCTCTCGTGATGTAGGGGCATTTATCAAAACTTACTGTGGATATCATGGAAAACTTCATGATAAAGTTATGAGGGATTGGAAGAAGCAAAAATCATTCTCTATCAAAACTTCTGGTTATCATTCTTACTTTGGACTCTCTGGCAATGTTCTTTCCAGTGACTCTGAGTTTGATGTTGATGATGGTGCCACTAAAACTCAAATCAAATCTGCCTTTGTTAAAAGTCTTCGCACCAAGAAAATGAACAAGAAAATTCTGAATGAGTTTATTGAACTTGTTGCCTAATAAATATTTTTATCTAATACTAATTAGTTCTAAAAAATGTCACTATTTGCAAAAATGATGGCAGGTGAATCTGCACCTGAACCATCTCTAGAAGAAACGAAAGTATCTCCAGTCTTTGAAGAAACTTCTGATGATTTGGAAGAAGTTGCTCTCGAAACAGATATCTCCATTAATGATATGAGTAAAGAAGAACTCGAAGCTTATGGTAGAACTGTTGGCATTGAACTTGATAGAAGACACTCTAGAAAGAAGTTAATTAAAGAACTAGAAAACTATCTTGCCGATTCTTGAACTGTCCACTAGGCACCAACTTAGTAAATTTTTTGTTGTATAATAACTTCAGTTGAAACAAACAAAACAAGATCATGTCTCTTTCTGCTGATTATATCCGCACTTCATTACAGGAACTTTATGGAGAGTCTGTAACTGGTGCTGATATTCGTGCTTGGTGTGCAATGAATGGATCTAATTATCAGACTGTATCTAATAAGTTGTCTAATTATAAAGTTGGTCGTGGTAAGTGGAACTTGACTATTCAAGAAGAACTTGAGAAAACTTATCAGGCACTTCCTGCAATGCCTACCGTTGAGCAAAATCTCATTCCTGATAAAGATGATACTTTCGTTTCTTCTAGAGATGGTTCAGGTGCAGATTCACCTGCCATCATTTTTGCAAATAGTGACATTTTTTAGAACTA